AGAGTAAACACCGGCATAATCCAAAGCGTTAATCCACTTCAACCAATCTTGACGGATGTGATTCAAATCATACGGAAAAATAGCAGCCCATTTAAAATTACGACTCCTCTTGCAATTCATTATCCTATCAAAAATGACATGATAATGCCAAAGATCCACACCCACCATTACCAAAATATCAAAATTGGTATTCTCTATAATACGGATAAGCTTCCCACATCCGTACTGATCCCCCATGTCATCAGGAGTAATAACAGCTCGGCTGTATTCACTAAACGGGTTGGAATAAATGGGAAGGAATGTTTCAGAAAAACAAGCAGTATCGAAGCGATCCTGATCGACACGCTCCAATACCGCTTTCATCATGTGGGAATTGCCAGTTACGCCATAAGGATGTTCACCTACGAATAAAACCTTCTTTGCCATTATCAATACTCCTTCGCATAGCGATTGTATTACCTCGTGTCCTCTTCCACGCCAACAACGTCAACACCAGGGAACCCTCTTGTCTTAATTGTTGTTACCCTGTAATACTCTCCACTCTTCGGCTCATACCTGTCATTCAATCGTATTCCATAAACCTTGGGTATGTAAAGCTCGTCTTTTGCTATTGCAAGCTGTCCAAAATCCTGCTCGGACAATTCGTACCGAAATAAAGATTCGGTGAGCAAAGAATAAACGTTTGTTTCAATCACACCAAAAATAGGCGTTTTATGATAAGTTTGAGTATCCCACGCTTCCCCGGAGGGTCTTCGCAACTCTCCAGAAGTATTGGCTTTATAAAGAACTGTGGAATACTCAAGTACTTTATTTTCCAACTCGAAGGGGGATTTATTCATCAACAGGTAACAATCCCCATTATGGAAACGAAGAACATCCCCGGCTTCCCCTGAAGTGTCAAAAGGAAGGGATGCTTCAAGAAAATGCTCACGAATAAAAGGCTTGGTTACTTGGGCGTTAAGATCATAAAGAAGGTATTCACCAGACCCGACTTGGACACCCTTTCGCAACACCTCGTAGGATGTACCAACCTCGATATAGGCTTGTTTGATATCTTCCGCAACATCGTATGCCACTACGTTGTCTCTTCGCCTGTCGGAGTGATGATAACTTCATTGTCGTCTGTATACGTTAGATCTTGACCAGTGGTTGGGTCGTTCAGGAAACCGGCATCGATCTTGTGACTGAAGAATGCCCATGCAGGGGCCGTAACAGCAGGCACCTCCATCCCGAAATCATAAGCTGCCTGTGCCGCTGCAAACTCTTTGTCCATCTCTTCAATGAGCTTACCCAACTGTTCAAACTTCTGATTGAGGCTGAGTTGCTTTACCTTGAACTTGGTAGCATTCTGAACCCACAAGGCATGAATCAAGTACCTTTTCGTTCTTTGAACAAGCCATCTGATTTGTGCATTGATGGTATTGGGGAGAGCAAAACTTGTCTCTTCCTGCGCCGAATCCACAGCATTGATATAATCAGCAGTAACAAAGTTGGAAGAAAGACCTTTGATCTCTTGCGTTACTCTTGTAATCAGATCAGCTTCGGTCATATTACTTTTTCCTCAATCGAGATACAACTTTTGAAACTGGAGGAGGCTGCTCTGCCTCTGGAACAGAATAAACCTCCTCCACAGGAGTTTCCAAGGGGGAGGCCGGTGCCAAATCCGAAACAGGAGTGTCTTCAATAACCCTGACCGTATTGACACCAGCGTTCACCTCAACAAGAAGTGTATCGGGGATATTCGGAGACTCGAAAACATCTCCTTTGTAATACAACTCCCCAACATTGCCTTTTAAAGTAACCAAAACTTCGATCTTCATCGATTGTACTCCTTCTCCCGTTAGGTGGGTGTAACCTCAACCAATATACATGGGTGCTTCAATTTTGTAGTAGGGGAAGAACCTCCACCATAAGTGATTGCCCATGTGATTACATCTCCAGCGGCAACCGCATTCGCCGTCTGATCTATGACAGCAGCCACAACAGAAGTATCCGCAGCTTCCGTCATCGTGGTCTTTTGAGCCGCCGTTTCACCGGAGACACACCCGATCTTGGGGGTTGTGGTGAGGCATGTAGTACCATTGATATACACCTCACCCGAAATACGGGGAGTGTTTGCAGGGGTGTCATCTTTTCCGCAAGAACTAACGGATAAGTAAACACCAGTAATCTTACCAGCATAACGGATCAAGCCAAGCGGACGAGCACTCGATCCAACACTAGCATCAACCTCGCCAGAATAGAAACCTACCAGCGGCGGTTGGATTACCGCAGCCACCTGTTGGTGAAAATTGGGAGAAGGAAGAGGTCCAGCAAAATTTCTCGGAATCATTTTTTCCTCCTCTCCTTATGCCACTGTCATAACATAAACAGCGTCCCTGTTATAAAGGACCGGAAGGCCCTTGTTTTGGGTTCGGACCCACATTCCTTCGGGGTCCCACTCTTCGTCCTGATCCACCTTCATCCCGTAGGAACGGGTAAGGCCAAAAGGCGAATTCATGTACTCGGCAATCTTCGTACCCTCAACGGTGGAAGCGAACATGCAGAACTTGGTGGTGGGTACGAACTTCTTGATACACTGCACAACATCCTCATTCGCCTTGTAAGAAGTGGAGGGTGCCGTTGCAACCGTAATCGTACCAGCATCAGCATCAACAGCGGAGATGGTTTCGTCTTCGTGAGTTCCAGCACTGACATCGATGAACCGCAGAGTGTCGGCAACTTCGTAATCAGAAGCGTCATCCACATAAATGGTAACAGTGGAGTCTGCCGTAACAACCGCCGTCAGCCATGACCGAAGCTCGAATTGCTCATCATAAAGGAACAAGTTGGCGATATCCAGCAGATTGGCCAACACGGGCAAAGGCCGGGACAGAAGATCCCCTTGGCCGAAGTTGGACTTGGCAAGGAGTGTCTGAATGCCCGGATCAAACACCAAGTACTTGAGAACTTCCGTAGTCATGAAGGCATAATCAATATTTGCCCCAATATTGTTCTGGAAGCTCAACTTGGCATCGAACACATCTTCCATGGCATTACGGTTGACACCAGTACTCCATTTGCGGTTGGCAGCAAGAGTAACGATATTCGCCGTTGGAATACCATAGTCAACGGACAACTTGATACCATTGGCACCAAGGTAACTAAAAGATCCAGCGGTGAGCATTTTGGCGAACATCCACTCACGGCGGCGGTCGCTTCGATTCCGCATGCGGCCCATTTCTCTCGCAAGCTTTCGCTGTGCCGTTTCATAGGTGGATACTGTTCCCGGCTGTCGAAGATTGTTGAGCCAAAGTTCGCCCATATACATCTTCTCTTTCCAGAATGCCGCAAACGCCGAATGCTGGCCAACACCCAAAGGGGCAAGGGTCGGAGCCTTGGCCGTGGGAGCAACGAACGGAGTCATCCCACGAGTACCAACTTGGGATTCCCACTTGATCTCATCCGATTCCGCATTGAAAGAACCGAAGAGCGTCATGAGTTTTAGATTCGGTGACATCTGAAAAGACTCAATGAGCTTTTGCAAACGTACCAGTTTCAGATCAGGAATTTCCGAAGCACTTCTAGGCATCTCTTATTATCCTCCTTTCTTATAGAATCAGGAACTGTCCGTTAACGGACGCTGAAATGTCAGTACGAGCGGCTGCATCCACATTGGGACACATCCCATTGTAGAGCATCGCGTTCTTGATAACCATGGAGCCAACACCACCCTTGGCATCCTCACCAACACCCGTATCCACATCAACATCGAGAATCCCGGCGCAGTCAGACCAAGTATTGGAATTGTCGGCACCAGCAATGTGGAAGACCTTGGCAAACTGAGCCGCAGTAAACGTGGCACCAGTGATGCTGCTAGTCACGGTAATAACAGCCTTGTTCGGATACGTGGTACGATCAATGGCCGTGATCAATCCACCAGCCTCAGAGGAAGATGTCTTGGTATTGTTGTCAGCAACAATCACACTGTCACCAACAGCAAACTTATAACTATCATCCAGAGTTACTTCAAGATCAGTACCACTAGGAGTGGACAACAAGAACGCCCCACCACCATTCGTGTAGTTGGAAAAGACAGTCCTGTTGTAAGGTACGTACTTTCCGATGCTGGGAGTTCCAGCCGTTACCTTCGACAGTGG